TAAACCCTGTAGCTCCACCTTTGTCAAACTTTTTCTGCGTGACCTTCGTTTTTCTGTTTACAATATAAATATACAGCTCTGCGAGATCATCTATGCTTACATCTGTACCCACCGTAACTGAAAGGGTAATATCGTCACCTTGATATTTTTCTGTCGTTGTCATCTTGTTTGTTTTATTTCAAACCGCGCCTGTTGTGGTTCGCTTTTTTCGCCTAATATTGTAGGTAATATATTCCAATTTTTTTCACGCAGATCCTTATCTTTCCACTTAAAAAACATCTCTTTAAAAGATTCCGAAATAGCCATCCGCAACTCTTCGGTCATCTGATTATAAAACTGTGAAGCTTGATACAATGCTTCGCCAGAGGTAGTGCCTAGCTTACTATCTTCATAGTCTATGAGGATTTGAGGTATGGCATTATATGCTTTTCGTATATTATTGATACATGACTTTTCGTAACTTTCAAATATCTTATCATCAATATTTTGCTCTATGTTTTCAATGGCTATATTATTTTCTTTCTGCAGGGCCCCTGTATCAGGATCAAATTGCGCTTCCAGCACCATAAATGAATACTTATGGCCACCGCCCTGAAATTTTACTATCTCATTCTTGAAATCATCAGCTTCTGACTGGCTATTAAACTGCGTATGATGGATTATCTTTTTCATAAAGAAGCCACGCCGCAATTCACCATTTTTGAACATCGAAATCTCGTGCTCTGTGTCAGCATCATAAAAAACCGGATCAATGGGTGAAAGAGGATAAATGTAATATTCATCAAGAAAATTAAAAAATATCTGTCCTTTATATGTTTTTATTCCTTTGGCTTTTTCGATCTGTGATTTTATGACAGCCTCATTCATATTCCATACAGGAACACAGATATAATCTTCTTTTTTAATCTTCTGGCTTTTCGAATAATCCCAGTTATTATAAACAACAATATGCCCGGAATAATCCTTATGATTTTTTAACCCAAAGCGGCAGTTCTTAAAATCTTCATAAGCTAAACCTGTAACATTAAGATTTGCATCAAACTGAGCATGCACATAATAACCGGCATAATAAGCTGTAGATACTGCAATCTGTCGCAGTAGCTTAAAAGCAGTTATAGGACGTTTATAATTATCATGGCCTATAATGATTTTATTTAGGTTGGAATCTTCAAAACCTTTACCGATTAAAAAACGGGATAGCATACTTGCCGATGACTTTGCAGTTACACTCCCGTTTATAAGCCTTTCCATGCGGGATGGATAGGCATTGTCGATATCGTAATTTTCAATTCCTTCCCGTTTGCGCGATACCACCTTGAATGGTTCCGGCAATTCTCCAAGTGTTATCCTCCTTTGATCTGACATTATTTATCATTACTCCGTTTTGCTTTTAATCTTCGGTAATGGCTTCATTTTTTCGGTTTTTTTCCGATTCAGCTTTCTCCGCTGCCTCCTTACGTTTCTTTTCAGCAGCAGCTTTTTTCGCTGCCTCCTTG